ACCTCTGTATCTGTTTCAGCATCTACTTCATCAGATGTTTCTTCAGAATCTTCAACTTCACCATCATCAAATAATGAAGTTGCAACATCTGGTCTTACATTTGTAATCTTCTCTGCACTTTTAGAGTAGAGAATATCTTTTATTTTATCGCTTACCTGTGAAGGTGATTCATCATTCACAAGCAAATCCATAAGTTCTTCCATATCAATAAATGTAGTCTTATAAGGTTATTTATATCTCTCCACCAGATGGGGTTTCTGAAGCTTCAGATTTTTCTTCTTCAACTTCAGGTTCTAAAGTATTTTTACCAAGAACTCCATTGGTTTGTGGGATAGGTTGTCCAGTAGTTGGATCAACTGGAGCATTAGGATCAGGTATGATTCCCTTTGCTATCTCTTGTTTAATTAGTTTATCTTGATCTATAATTTCCTGATCAGTTTGTCTAAGAACTTTTCTTCTTATATAATCAGAAGAATAATATTTACCAACATAGGGTTCAGCAGCACCAGCAAGATTTAATCTTTCTTGTAATAGTTCAGAATCTTTAAGTTCAGCAAAGTGATTATCATATAAGAAATCATATTGAATATGATCACTCATAATTTCCCAATCTTCTGGAGTAACAATATTTTTAAGAAGTAATTGTGTTCTTAAAATATCATTGAAGAGATGTGTAAATCTCTTTCTCATTCTACCAACAAACTTACTAAATTTAACTTCATCTCTTAAAATTTCAGATGATCTTCCTAAAGAAAAACCAGCATCACCACCAGCAATTCTAGTTTCTGGTACATTTAATGATCTATATAATTTCTTTTGGAAGTAATTAATATCAGTAATTTCACCAAGATTTTGACCACCAGGTAATGTTGTAATTTCAGTTCCTCTACCACCTTCTCTTCTAGGCAACCAGAAATCTTCCATCATTGACATAAATTTCTTATCATCTCTCATCTCACCAGTATTAGCATCATATACTAATTTGTTTCTATATCTCATCATAACATCTCTGAGATATTGTTCTGCTTTTACTTTTGGAAGATTACCAACATCAATATAGAATATTCTTCTTTCTGGTGCTCTTGATAATCTGTAGATTACAAGACTATCTTCAATCATCATTAATTGATTTAATGGTTTGATTGACTTATGTAACCATGATAATGTTGTTCCTTTATTTCTATCTACAAGTCCAGATGTACAATAACAAATAGAATCTCTTGTTAACCTAATTCCTTTTGCTGGATTTCCACCAGCAGTTGTATATGGTGTAGTTGCTCCTTGAGGAGTGTACATGAAATATTCTTCTATACCAGGAAAAGCTTGAACTTCTTGAGTTGATAACCTTTGTATTTGATCACCAGGTTTTCCTTTCTTAATCTGGCGTATATACTTCATCCTAGAAGCATCAATATATCTTAATTCTTGAATACCTGCCTGTGGGTTTTTTTGATCTATGACTTTATTGTAATATAATCTACCATCAATATACCAGTTTCTGAAAATTTCATGTGCTTTCTTATCAAAATCTAGAAGTTCACATACAAATTTAAACTCCTCTCTAATTTTTTTCTTTATACCATCACTAGCATTTAAGTTTGATAATTCTATTTCTATTGGACTATCATGAGTATCTGATACAATTGCTTCATTTACAATATCTTCAATAGCACTATCACATTCTGGATACAAAGACATCTGACGATATCTTCTAAGTAAATCATTTTCAGTTTTATATACACCTTCAATATCTACATATGAACCATAGAAACCAGAACTAACGTAGTACTCTGATCCATCCTGTCTGTTGGGAGGGATTGGAGATACTACGCCAGCAGGTGTCTTTTCTGTATCTTCAATGGAGAATCCAAATAGTCTCGCCATGGTATATTCTTATTTTATTATACTATTATAGCACTATTTATTAAGTAATCAATACCTCTCCAGTGCCACCACTAGATTGAGCTGAGTTACCAATTGTGAAGTACTGATATCTGAATGTTACATCAAACTCCTCTAGAGCATCAGTTGTGTCATAACTTAATGCTATTTCTCCAACTGTGACTGGGAATACATCAAAGAACTTATAAGATCTAAGAACTGATGATTCACCACCATCATTTGATGCTGCAGCAACTTGACCACCTCTACCTAACTGTTGGACATAACCATCAGTCATATAAGAAGTTGGGCTAGTAACACCAGTAGCATCATCTAGTCTACTCATAACATTTGACCATCTTTCAAATGCTGTTCTAAGTTTAAAGTCTTCATCATTGATAATTGTAACTGTCCAATCATCAAATGTTCTGTCTCCAGCAACTTTTAAAGTTCTTCCTCTGAAAGGAATTTCTATACTACCTAAGTTTGATGCAGGTAGTGAAGTTGCTTTACATAAAAATTTAAAGATACCATTTTCTGAATCATCTCCAGCTGCCCATGCTTCTGAAATAGCAGTTGGGAAAGTAGGAATTGATACCTCAAACAGATTGGGTCTAGTACCACCACCAATCAGTTTTGATTTAAATTGTGAAAGTGTTCTTGTTTCAGCCATTGTTTTTAATCCTCCTTATGTTATTCATCTAATGGTTAAACAGTTCCTACAACTTCTTCAAAGCTAACTCCAGTACGAGTAGCAACGAAGGTTAGAGTAACAAAGTTGATAGACTTGGTTGGTTTCAAGAAAATATCAGCTCTAAACTCATTGTTGTCAATAACATCAGGGGTGTTATTAGTTTCATCACAAACAACTAAGAAGTCAAATAAACCTCTCTTAGCTTGAACATCTCTTAAGAATGGTTCAACAATGTTCACAAAATTAGATCTTGTGTTCACATCATTGAGTTCAAAGAGTTGAGCATTTGCTGCTCCCTCTAGTGATTGTTCAATTGTTAAGAATAATCTTCTAACATTGATTCTATCAAATGCAGAAGCATATCCTAGTCCAGTTTTGTCTCCAAAGAGAAGTATACCTGCTCCCTTCTGATTAATAATTGGATTAATTCTAGAAGAATACAGTAGATCTCTTTGATCTTTACTTGGACTGTATGCTAATTTAATAGCATTATTGATGATTCCTCTCTGTTGTCCAGCAGGAGAGAACCAAGGGAATGCAAAGATTCCAGTTCTTACCATCAATCCAGCAATATCTCCATTACATGGAACGAATCTGAACTCATTATTGAATCTATCAAACATGTATTTGTATCCACTATCAAATACAGCATAAGATGATGATGACAAAGGACTGAAGAATTTCAGTAAGTTAGTGGTTTGTGTTGTTGCATTGGTTACATTAACAACATTTGCCCTATGAGGACTAATTGTTGCCATGCAATCTTTTCTCTTACCAGCAAGAGCAATCAATAAGTTTGCTTTTGCTTGTGATTGTGCTTCTGTAGCACAACCAGGACCCATCATCAGGAAGTCAACTGTAACATCATCTCTATTCTCAAATAAATTATATGATGTTAATAGTCCACCTAGTGTTGCTGTATAGTTACCTGTTCCAGAACTATAATCTTTTCCACCAGTGAATGTATAAGATACATTTCCTAAACTAGCAAAGTTTATTCCTTGTGCATCTTGTCCCCAAGTACCATCAGCTACTGAGAACTTAGTATAGTTTGGACTAGTTCCACTTCCTGTAAACCCATTTACTATTGGTGTAGTATTGAAATAAGCATCATGTGCTTGAGATGGGTTATATCCAGCATAGATTTGAGATGAACTTAAAGCAAGAAAATCTTTATAATAAGTTTTCTTACCTGTTTCACCATCTGCTATAGCATCTTTTGCCTTAGAGAGATTTAAATGTGTTTCTAAAATATTACCTTGTATACCTGTTATGCTTCCTGTGTCATCTATGACTACAACATGCATTGAATCATTTTTACCTTGTCTCTGAGCAACAAAGTTACTAGTTAATGGTTTAGGTGCTACAGTTTTCCAGAAAACAGTTGAGTTAGTTAATCCAAGAGTTTGTGAATCATACCAATCAGTTTGTGATGCAATTGGTTCAGATCTTCCTGTTGCCCCGCCACCACCAGTATTAATACCAGCATTATTTACAAAGAACAATGTTTCACCAGATTCAAATGACTTGTTAGGATCACCCTCAGAGTAATCAATCTTAGTTTCTGTACCAGCATATGATACTCTTGATAGAACCTTAACATCAATTGTTGATGCTTTACCAGTTGCATCTGTAGAAACACCAGTAATAATGCCTTTGAGATATCCAGTAAAGGTTGATGTTGTTCCATCTCCTGGTATTGTTGCAGCACTTATTGCTGTTGTCACACCAAATCCAACTACCATACCAGCAGTGCTTGGACTATCAGTTGTGATTCCTAGTGTCTGGTCAGCAGCATTATCAATAAAACATACTTTTAAATTATTTGCCCAAGAACCAGGAGTTTTTGCTGCATATGTAAAATTAGTTGCAGTTTTAAAATTTGCCTCATAGTCATCAAAGTTTTTAATCTTTGCTGAAGTTGTTGATGCAATACCTACACCAGCATTTGCATTGTTTAAATTGTCATCATCTGTTCTAACTATCTTAAGAACTCCCCCATAAGTAAGGAATGATGAAGCAGTCATCCAATACTCATACTGAGCATTTGCAGATTGTGGTTTTCCAAATGTATCAATAAGACCTTGTGATGTATTGATTTGAGTGACTTCATTAACAGGACCTTTTACAAATGGACCTGCAATTCCACCAATGTTATCTAATACGTTCTCAGCTCTTCCTACTGTAAGATCAACTTCCCTGATTAATACACCAGGAGACAATTGAGGAGTAGCCATGTTTTTTTCCCCTTAAAATTTCTCAGTTTATCTGAAAATATTT